GATCCCGGCAAGTGGCAAAGGTGCGGTCGCAGCCGGCTGTGGCGCTGAATGTGTCGCCGACCACCACGGGTGCGCCCATCGGCAGGGCGATGGCAATCCGCGAAACCCCGGCGCTTGAGGAATGCGCCTTGATCTCGACCGCGAGGCCGTTGTTCGCCCCCGAAGTCCAGACCAGTTTGCCGCGCGTGAGCACGCCTGACGCGACGCCGGAAAGGCCGGAGGCGCGGAACTCGAAGCTATCCAGAATCTGCGTCACCGCGCCTGTGCCGTTGCGCCTGGCCGCGTTGAGATCGATCCCGCAGCGGGCATCGCCCAAGTCCCAGGCGCAGGAGCGCTGGAAGATGCGGCCTGCCGGTTGATCGAGCTTGGCGGCAAGGCCCCGCAATTCTGCGGAGAAGGCGAGCTTGCCGCGCGAGACCTGCCCGAGATTGCCGGCGCGCAGCACCACGCGCTGCGCCACATCCGCCCAGTTCACCAGATAGATTGTGACGGCGGCATCGTCGTAGCGCCCGCCGTGGAGATCGTCCTCGGTGAGCGCGTCAGACGACAGCGCGCCCTGCACATCGAGGTTCGAAACGGCCAGGCCAAGTTGTCCTTCGATGGCGGTCGCGGTGAACCCCGACGCCGCCTTGTAGGTGACGGCATCGAAGACAAGATCACGGTCGAAGTCGGTGAAGCCCATCACCACGCCGTCGCGGCGATCCACGCGCCAGCAGCGGCACAGCGTCGTGAGCCCGCCCGCAACGTGGGTTGCGAGCGCGGGAGGGAGGGTTTTCATTCGAGGACTTCCACGAGGTCGATATTGTTGACGATCTGCAAGTCCCAGGCGTTCGCCTGAACCGGCAGGCTGTCGGTGTCGAAGCGGACGGGAACGTCGAACTGGAACGAGGCGGTCGGCGCAGAGCCCGACGCGGAGGCGAAGGTGATCCGGCCCGTCTGTGTATCAATGGCGGCGGGCGTGACCGGGCTTCCGGCGATCTTCACCGAGACCGATCCGGCAACCGGCTTGGTGATCGTGCGGACGTGCTCATAGCCCGAGCGGTTGTAGCGTTTGACGATCTGCCAGACGGTTGGCGTGATCTGCACCATTGCTTGATCGGCGGCGTCGTAGTCGTTCCAGTCCTTGAAGCGGAAGGAATAGGCCCGGCCCTTCACAACATGGAAGTGCGCGATCACCGCCGCCATGTCGGCGCGGCTGCGGATGCCGGTCGAGATGTTCCAGCGGCCTCGGGCTTGCGACCAGTTGACGTTGCGTTGCTCGGCGCCCGAGGCGAGCGTGACGATCTGGGTCGAAAAGCCCGGCCCGCCGGTCGCGCCGCGCCCAACCGATCCGGGGAAGGCGATATCGAGAAACGGTTGTGGCACTACATTCCCCTCATGCCGGAGCGAACGGCGCGGGCGAGCCCTGCCGCGATCTGGGTGCGGCTGGCGTCGAAGGCGGTCGGGTTCGGTGTCTGGATCGTGACGTTGACGACCGCGCCGCTGGATCGGGGATCGCCGCGCTCATAGGCGCGCGCCTCCTTGCGATTCAGCACCCGCTCGCCGCGTTGCAGGATCGCCGGCACCTCGTCGGGCTTGAGATAGGCGCCGTCGTGGAAGCGTGGCGCGCCCGCAAAGACGTGGAGCGGAACCATGCGCCCGACACCACCCGCGCCGACCAGCCCGCCTTCGTGGAACAGCCGCGAGAAGATGCTGCCGAGGATACCGCTGCCTTGCCCGAAGGTCGGCAGGTTCGAGCCGAAGAGCAGATTCTTCAGGGGATTGAGCAGAGCGAGCTTGATCATCTCGCGGTTCAGATCCTGAAGCGCGAGGCGTCCCGCATCGGCCCATGATTTCCAGTCGAGTTTGCCCTGCGCCAGCACATCGGCGAAGCGATCGAGCGCGGAGCCGACGGCGGTTTCGATGGCGCGATAGGCGGCGTCCTGCCGTTGAAGCTCTTGCGTCAGGCGTTCGATCTTGCCGGCATTCTCGACGATGGCGCGGCCTTCCTCGCTCGCCAGATCGATCCCGCGCGAGCGCAAGCCTTGCTCGGCGCGGAGCTGGGCGATGATGACCGAACGCTCGGAGGCGCTTTGGCCGATCAGCCCGATCTGGCGTTGCAGAAGGGTGATCTCGTCCTTCTGGTTCTCGACGGCTTCGCGGCCGGCGAGCTGCCGGTTGAGTTCGTCGATGCGCCGGGCATTCCCGATGGCGGATTGCCCTTCCGGGCTTGCCGCATCAATCCCGCGCTGGCGCAATTGCTGGATGGCGCGAAGGGTTGCCAGTTCCTCGGAGCGCTTGGCGACGGATGCGCCGACAAGGGCGACCTGCCGTTCCAGCAGTGTGATCTCGTCGCGCTGATCGCGAAGCTGTTCCCGGCCGCGCAGCGTTCGGTTCAGGCCTTCGATCTGGCGGGCGGATTCGATGTAGACGCGGGCTTCCTCGCTCGCGAGATCGACGCCGCGGCGGCGAAGCTCCTGTTCGGCGCGCATTACGGCCAGCGCATCGCCGCGCGCCGCGACGGTCGCGTTGATCAGCGCGACCTGCCGCGTCAGGAGTTCGATCTCCCGGCGACGATCCTCATTCGCGGAAAGGGTTTGCGCGCGTTCCTGTTCGACGAAGAGCTGACCGTAGGCTTCGCGCATCCGCTCAATGATGCGGGTGAGGGTTTCCTTCGCTTCGCCCTCAGCCAGCGCCTGCGCGGTGAGCAGCGGACGCAGCGCCTGCTCCACCTGCATAACCTGTTGGGCCTTGGCCGAAGCGAGCGAGCCTGCCGCCACCGCATCGTTGACAAGCTTCTGGGCGGAGGCTTCCGCCGTCAGATCGGCGACTTGCCTCGCGGCTGTCGCGGCCTGCTCGGCGATACGTTCGCGCAGCGCCTGGCGGGCGCGCGCTTCGGCATCGATGCCTTCACGCGCCTGCTCGATCAGGCCGGTCTTGCGGGCTTCCGCGCGCTCGGCCGCCGCAGCGCTTTCGAGATAAGCGTTCGCCAGGGCAAGCGTCGAACGGATCGACACTTCGGTGACGGAGGATTGCGAAACAACGGATTGTGTCGCCGCATCGACCGCTGGTCGGAAGCGGGCCAGTTCGGCCGTGACGCGCCGATAGGCGGCTTCGACCTCCGTTACATCGTTGAGCTTCGAGCGCGTCAGCGGATCATCGAGCGCCGCGCGAAAGGTCGCCTGTTCACGGCGCAGGCGTTCAAGATCGCGCGCGCCGGGGATGATGTCACGGGCGGCTTCGCCCGCTCGAACCGAAAGCTCGTTCGCCCGGGCGTCGGCCGCGAGCTGAGCGGCCCGGCGCTGCTGATCGGCAAGCTGCGCTTCGATCTCGGCGATGCGGCGCTCGACCTGCGGCAGCATCAGCGGCACAACATTGCCGCGGATGTTTTCGCGGAGCCGATCCCGCTGCCACTTCAGAAGATCGAGTTCTTCCGACGGATTGCGGCCATCGACGGCGCGATCCACCGCCTTGCCGATGGCGTCGAAGGCGTTCGAGGCCTGGCGGGCGACATAGTTCCAGGCGCGGCCGAAAGCGTTGGTCGCCTGTTCGGCATCAGCCAGCGCCGGGACGAGCGCATTCAAAAGAACCCGCTGCGCCTCGGTGCGATTGTTCTGGTCAGCCAGCGTGCGGATGTACTGCCGCGTCCGGTCGTCGAGAAAGGCGAGGCGGGCATTCAGTTCGTCGGCGCCGCGCACTGGATCGGCGAGCGCGGTTGCGAGCTGTTCAGCCCCGGCCTTGGTTTCGACGCCCATCGTGACGGCGAAGTTGCGGGCGATGCCGATGGCGCAGCCCATTTCCTCCGCGCCGACCTTGCCGGTGCGCAGGAAGGCGACTTCCATCTCGCGCGCGGCCGTGACCGAGACCTTGCCGGTTTCGGCGGCGCTATGAGCGACGCGCTCAAGCTCGGCGGCGGTCGCACCCGAGGCCCGACCTGCGCCCATCAGCGCGGTGGTGACGGCGCGCGTCGAAGCATCGTTCGCCACCCAGGCGGCGGTGAGGCCGACGGCCGCGACGGCGACGCCGGTCACGATCCCGCCGACCACGCCGAGTGCCGAACCGAACGCTGCCAGCGTTCCGCGCAGGCCGCCGAAGGCCTGCGTCACCTGACCGCCCTGCTGCATGAGGATGGTCATCGGCGACATGCCGGTGGACATCGACGCCACCACGTCGTTGAACGTGTATTGCAGCGTCAGCAGCTGGTTGCGGGTGAGGCCGGTCGCGCCGCCCACACCCTTGATCGCCTGCGACGTCTGGTCGAAGCGCTGCTTCGCCAGCGCCTGCGCAGCTGCATGTTCGGCCGACGTGATCGCCCCTCGCTTGGCGAGCGTGGCGTATTCGGCGAGTTCCTGGTTGAGGCGAGCCTGCGCCGCGCCGAGCGGATCGATCGCGGCGCGCAGCGCATTCGCCCGAGCCGCGAAGCTTTCCGCCTCCCGCGCCGCTTCCTCGAAGACACTCGCCGAGTCGCGGGCGGATTTCTGGATCGGGCGGTCAACGTTCAGAACGGTGTTGAACCGCTTCTGCGAAGCGTCGGCTTCGCCGGCCATGCGCGCGGCTTCGGCCAGGCGCTTCAGCCGCGCGACCTCGCGGTCGGTTGCGGCGCCGGAGCGGTCCATCGCCTTTTCGACCGAGCCGAACGCCGCTTGCCCGGATTGTCCGACCTCCTCGAAGGCGCGCTTGATCTCCGCCTTCCCCTCGACGCCGAGGCGGATGGAGACTTTGGTGGCGCTCATGATGGATCAGCGTTCCGGCGATAGGCGTTGACGACGATGGGTTCGATCTCGGGCAGGACATCGACAAGAAGCGGGTTCAGTGCGCCCATGGCGTGGGCGAGCATCAGGATCGCCCCGAAGTCGAGCGCATAGACGCCGCCCATCACCGCGCGAACCTGTCCGGCCGAACGGCGGATCACCGCCCAGGCCAGCGCCCCTTCCGCAGTTGCGGGCTCGTGCTCGACATAGGGACAGCCCGCACAGCGCCCCCGTGGGTCGTCCGACCCACAAGGCATTAAACCCTGCTTCGCGGAGCGAAGCGGGGGACAGGCGGCGCAATAGCTTTCGCCGCCGTCGAAGTGCCATTCCGCGAGGGCGATCAGACGTTTTTTTCGTCGAGCCTCGTCAGCGCCGGGCCGACATAAAGCCGGTCGATGGCATCGAAGGCGGGCCAGAGTTCGAGCAACTGCTCGATCGCTTGCCTGTCGGGATCGACCGGCTTGCCCTTGGCGTCGCCGATACCCTCCCAGGCCACAATGCCCGTCTGGGCGAGGGCGCGGGTGAAGGCCGCGCCCGCCTCGATCGTGGCCTGTTCGCCGCCGGCCTTCAGCGCTTCGCCGGCAGCGCCGCGCGCGATCAGCATCGCGGCGACCGAGACGGGGCGGAACTGGATGCGCACGCCGGGCAGCACATCGAGCCAGAATGGCTCATTGGACACGGGTTCGAGCTTGAGCATGGTGGCTCCTTCGGGGTTGGTCGGATTGTGGGGAAGGGAAGATCAGTAGGAGGCCACGTCGTTGGTCAGAACGACGGTGCAGGTCTTGTTCAGAACGGGATCGAGCGCGGCTTGCCAGGCGAACGGGGTTTGGATGCCGCCCGGTCCCTGAATTTGCCGGTTGCCGCGCGGCAGGAACACGCGATGCGCGGTGAAGAGCAAAGAGCGGCTGGCGTCGATGGTCCAGCCGAAGGCGATATCGCAGGGCGTGCGGGCGGTTGCCTGATCGAGCAGGCTCGTATCCTGAAACCGCGCGTTCAGATTGCCCGAGCATTTGACGATGCCGGGATCGATATCGGCGATGCGTCCATCGGAGCGGATCACCTCGATCTTTTCGAGGTTGTTCGAATACATCAGTTCCGCCGAGACGATGTTGCCGAGCACCGCGCCGTTGCGGGTGATCGATCCCTGAAACTGGCTGAAGCGCTCAACATCAAGCGCGGTCGGCGTGCCTGCGCCGGTGGTGATAGCCGTTGCCTCGCCCTGCGCGATCACGTTGACGGTCGCGGAAAGTAGCCCCGATCGCTGCGCCTGGATCGAAAGGCTGTTCGCCCGCGCGCCGTAGTTCATGCCGAAGAAGGGCACGTCGGGAAGGCCGACCTCGATCGACATCGACGGCAGGTTCTGCGTGCCGGAGACGAAGGTGTGGCCGTTCGCCCCGCCGCTGAGCGTTGCGCCCGAAACCGTGCCATTCGAGGCGGGCGTGGTAGACGCGGCGATCGTGAAGCTGTTACCGCCAAGACCGAGCGTGTCATGCGTGATCGTCAGCGTATTGCCGCCGGTTTGGGCATAGGTCGCCGCCGCGACTGCCGGCACAACGCTGGCGTTGAGGGCGGTCACCGCATTGGTCAGCGTCGCGCCGAGATTGGCCCCGATCTGGATCTGGTTACCGGTCGGCGCGGCGGAGACGAAGGTGAAGGCGGTTCCGGCGATCGTGATCGTCGCATTCGCCACCGGCTGGGCGGAGAACAGGATCGAGCCCCTGGCCGCCACAGATGCGGCGGTCGTCGGATTGCCGAACAGCGCCTTCAGCCAGAAGCCGATGTTGCGGTGATCCATCGGAACGACGATGTCGCTTTCGTTCGAAACCACGTCATAAGCCGGCGTCAGCGGATCGCGGCCATAGCCGAGGAGATCGCTCTCGATCAGGGATTGCTCTTCGCCGAGGTTGGCCGAGACGAAGGGCAGCTTGCGAAAGCCCGTGCCGGGCGTGACGCCATAGGTGGCTTCAAACACCGCAGCCATGACGGCGTTGGCGCCGCGTGCGCGTGCCATGGGAATACTCCTGTCGTTGTTGGTTCAGTTGCAAAGGCCCGAGCGAAGTCGAAGGGCCGTCGATCAGTTCAACGGATCGGTCGTCGCGTAGACGGCGAGGATCGCGAGATCGGCAAGGCGTCCGGGCAAGGCGCCGAGCGCTTCGATATCGTCCGTCACCGGCGCCTCGGTTTCGATCCAGTCGCACAGCCCGCCGAGCGTCCGGTTCGCCATGACTGCCGCGCCGATTGCGCCAGTCATGGCGTCCAGCACCTGTTCGCGGGTGAGCGTGGCGCTTTCGTAAGCGGCGATCTCAAGCGGGATGCGGTGCGAATAGAGGTAGGTCAGCGGCGAGAGGCTGACCTCCGGTTCGCCCGGGTCGCCGTCGCGGATCACCACCAGCCCGCCGGGCGGAATGCGCTCGGCCTTGGCCAGATTGCGCTTCACTTCCGCGCCCGGCAGGGCAGCGGCGACAAGCGACTTCACTGCCGCCAGGACGGTTTCGCGTTTCGAAGCCATGGTGGACCAAGCCTTCAGGATTGCGGCCAGTGCCGCGCGATCAACGATGGCACGCGCGCGGCTTGTCGCTTGGCAGCACTCTCGACATCGAGGCGCTTCTTCAGCGCGACCTGCGGCACCAGAATGAACACGATCACGCTGGCCTGTCCGGTCTTCCGGCGATTGCGGGCGGCAAGCCCGCGCGTGTTTATCCGGGCATCATCCGCGACCAGCAGCGAAGGACGTCCGCGGCGATAGACGAACCGAAGCTTCAAGCCGGTTCGCCGTTGCCAGCCTTCCGGCGTGATTTTTTCGCGCGAGCCAATGGCACTCCGGCCACTCTTGCCGGCGGCAGCGGTCGGGATCGCCAGGAACAGACCACGCGCCGAGCGGATCACCACGCCACGGTCAAAGGCATCGACGATCTTCGGCGCGCGCGACCAGACATAGGCTGCGGCTTCGGCGCTCTCGCCCACCTCGGGGAAGGTCTTTCCCCGCCATGTCCGAGACAGCCGCTCACCGAGCCCGGCCGCGACGACATCTTCGCGGAGATCCTGCTTCAGGCCATCAGCAACGTCGCGCATCCCCGACGTGACAGCGCGTTCGATATCCTTCTCGGTTTCAGCAAGGGCTTTGCTGAGATCGGGACGCTGGATCAAGAACTTCATTCGAGGCCATTTGTTGTGTTATTCAAATGTGAGAGCTGTCGTAGCATGCGTGAATTGGAGTTTTAATGGCGATCGTTCCCTATCCGCTGGCAGAAGCAATTGGTGATCGATTTCTTGCCCTGTTGAGCAAGCTTAATATTGATCCGCCAATCCAATCCGGCTTGGAATCCGAACTTCTTTCGCTGACTAATCTCATTGAAATTTACAAAAATCCGGCGCTGGTCATCAATCGTCAGAAGTATAACGAGATACTTGTTGCAGCAGCGGGCCTCCATGATCTTGCCGCAAAGGTTCTTTCGATCGAAGGACTGCCGGAATTCGAAGAGTTTATTCCCCACCTCCGTCTGATAAACGGCGGAAAGTTCACCGCATCCGTAGGACAAAATTCGCGTAGTGGATACGATGACGATACTGCACGCAAGATCGCGGAACTCTATGTCGGTTGCTTGGCTGCTCATTGCGGTACGGAGATCAAGCTCGATCACCCGGTCCAGTCGAAAGGCGACAATCCCGATGTTATGCTGTCGTACAAAGGGCGGACATGGGCACTCGCAATAAAATCGGTGAGCTCACGTCAAGGGCAGACCATCTTCGAGCGGATCGCAGAAGGTGTCGATCAAATAGAAAGAAGCAACGCAGACGTTGGCATGGTTGTGCTCAATACCAAGAGTGCAATCGAACACGAAAATCTCGCTCAACCGGCCGTCCCCTTTGGATCGCTGGAGGACGCCGTTCAAGCTCTGAAGTCAGAGATACTCATGCTAGTCGTGTCAGTCGAGCAAGACCGACCACAGGCTGATTGGGACAAATTGTTCGCAGGCAAGAAGGCCGTTTTTCCTGTCATCTTCATGGCGCAAAGCCTGGCAACAATTCCAACGCCATTCCATGCGACGACACCTACCGCTCTGAAGATGATGATGTGCTACTGCGCAAACTCCGATGCTGATTCCGATGGAATTGAGCTTTCGACTGCGATGAATCATTTCGCTCAAATTGTACTTTCCGGTGTACCCGGCACCGAGGGGAAGCCTCCGTACTGATAAAGACTTTTCCGCTCTATTCGATAAAGAGTATTTTCTGGTTTAACTGCCGGTATGCGAAGCCTCGCACGCCAATACCAACCCCAGCGCATCGCCCATCGGTTCGCCGATGATCCGATAAGTCTCGGCGCCGATCAGGATCAGATCGCCCTCGGTGATCGTTGGTGCCTGCGAGCGCCGGATATCGATACCGACGGTCGGCAGCACGGCGCGGCTGTCGCCGAATTCCGCCATGCGGTCGGGCGACTTGCGGATGATGCGGACAGCGACGCCAGCGCCAACGCCGCCCGCCTTCCACAGCGCGTCCTCGCCGATATTAGGATCGGCGAAGAGCGCATCGATGGCCGATGTGAAGGCGGACATCGTCATGCGGTTCCGTTGAGGCGAACCCGACCAATGGTCTCGCCAGCGCCATTGCCGACGGCTTCCACGGCCGCGCCGATCAGCGTGTTGGTTCCGACCGTCTTGGTGGCCTCCTTATTGGTGTTGTCCCAATAGATCTTGTCGCCGACGCTCCAGGTCTGCGACGCGGTCTTTTTCAGGTCGAACACACCGACGAGGCAGGCTTCCACCTGCTCGGCAAGGATCGCGGAAGCTGTCGCGATCCCGAAAATCGCGCCGACGAGAAGGCCGTCGCCGGAGGCGACAGCATAGGGAGCGGCGAGCGTGATCGTTCGCCCGGGCTGGACGTAATTCTTCATGGAACTGGCTCCGAGATGGTGGTGAAGATACTGACAGCTTCGAAGATCACGCGCCGAGGTTGCGGAAAAGGCCGCGCCAATCGATCGCCTTCGCGCCGAAATCGAGACGACACTTGATCTCGACGCCGTCGACGTCGAAGCCGTTGCGGGTCTCGATGTAGGCTCCCTGCTGGCCTTCGAGATAGGCGAACTCGATCGTGTCGATCTGCGCCGGATTTGCGGCGAGATACCAGGCCGTCGCGCTCGCCACATCGAGGCGCGGTTCGGCGATCGGCGTCAGCGTGCGGATCGATTGCGGCACCACATCCCCGGTTTTCGCGGGAACGAGGTTCTGCGCGATGATCTGCTCGGCAGCGAGTTCGAGTGCGGCGGGCACCAGCAGATAGGCGGGGCGGATGTTGAGGACCGTCTTCTTGTCGAGCCCGGTCTGCTTGGCCATGGCGGTGCGCCCGTCGCCGATGGCCGTCACGCTGGGCACGCCGCCGGGAGATGCGAGGTTCTTGTGCGTGGCGTGGAACAGCGGCACGCCATCCGCCATGTTGGCGTTGGCGGTGACGATGCCCCAGACGACGTCGCTTTCGAGCGTGGCGATGGCCGTGCCATACATGGCCGGGATTCGGGTGAATGCGTCGAGATCGTCATTGATCAGCACCTGACGGGTGATGCCCACCACACGCCCATAGGTCTCGATACGGTAGCTTTCCTTCGACTCGGCGATCGTGCCGCGCTTGAATTCGCCACCTTCGCCGACCTTGAGAAGCTGGGGAGCTTCGCCGATCTGCACCCGCTGCATCGCCTTGAAGTCCGTGGCGAGGACCTGACGGCAGAAGGGGATGAACGTTCGCGGATAGGCCTCGTAGGCCTGTCGCAGCGTCTTGTTGGTGACGGCCGAGAGGACTTCGGGGAAATCCGATGTCGAATGCAGAGCGCGGGTGGCGATCTCGTCACGCGACATGCCCCGGACATTGACGCCCGAGCTGCTGAGGAACTCGCGGGCGTGTTCGAGCAGCGTCATGCCGCGATATTCCCGCGCCGGTTCGCTCAAGGGGAAGAGCGTCGGCGAGTAGCGGTGCAGAAGAGCGTTCGACACGGCGTCACGACGGGTGACGCGTTCATCGCGACCACCGAGCGGAATGCTGACCTGAGGCGAAACCCGCGTCTTCTCGGCATCGGTCGCGACCTTGTCGAGGATCTCGCTGCGCGCTGCATCGAGCGTGACGCCGCGCTTGACGAGGTCGTCGGCGAAGCTTCGCTCAAGGTGCAGGCGGGCGGCAAGATCGAAGATGGTCCCGACCCGCTCGCGTTCGGTGTCGCGCGCACGGGCGGCGATCGTCTCCGCGTCGATCAGGGGCGTGGTCGGCACGCGATCCTGCGGTTCAGGCGCGGCCTGGCGCGTCTGCGTTTCGGCATTGTCGGTCACAGCGTCGTCCATGGCTGCTTTCTCCTTGGATGGAGCGTCGGCGCGGTGGACGACGCAGGGGTGAAGCGGTTCGTCGGAGCGGAAACCCGCTGCCGGATCAGCGCCGATCGGCACTGCGGAAATCTCGAAGGGCGTCCAATCGACCGCGCGCCACAGCTCGGGCGCGCCCGCCTGTTTGGTGACCTCGAAGCGATGGACCTGGTAGCCGATCGACACCGCACGGATGTGCCCGGCCTCCACGTCCTTCCAGAGCGGCTCGACTTCTGCCCGGTCGGAGAATCGGACACGGGCGATGCCGCGTCCGTTCTCGATGCGGGCGCTGCCCGGCACGACCGAACCGATGACGCTGTCGAGCACGGAGGCGTCGTGCACCTTCAGCAGCGGCGCACCCGCGTTCAGGCGATCGAGACGGACGGCGCGGGGATCCATCGCCAGTTCCTCGTCGAAGGGATCGCCGAAGAACGGAGTGCGGCGCACGCGCGCGCCGGTCGACCAGACGACGTCGATGGTGCGCTCGGCCGCATCGATCGACGCAGGCAACAGGTCCGCCGACCGCGTCAGCGGCGGCAAGTCGATTTTTCGGGTCATGGTGAAAAGCTCAGGTGTCGGGATTGACGGGTTGGCCGGTGGTGTCAGCCTGCATCACGCCGGTCTTCGTCACGCGCCGCGGATCGCTGTCGAGAATGAGCCCGAGGGCATCGATCTTGGCGTTCATGGCGGCGATCTCGGCGAGCACGGCGTCCGGATTGTGACCTTGACGCGCAATGGCCTGCGCCAGCGACATGGTGCCCGAGCGCAGGGCCAGAAGATCGGCCATCGCGTCCTTCAGCGGGTCCACGGCTTCGAAGCGCGGCGGCGACCATTCGACCGTGATGTCAGGGCGCGGCAGTTTCCCGGCAGCCCACGCGGCCTGGCAGAACCAGACCCACATGGGCTGGCAGAGAACTGGGATCACGATCTGCCATTGGACGGCATCGATCAGCCGACGAAACTCCACGAGCCCCGCCCGGATCGATGAATAGTTGACCTGACTGAGATCGCCGGTCAGCAGCTCGTAGGGCATGCGGAATCCCGCCGCCACGATGTGAAGCTGCGCGCGGAGCCACTCGCCAACGCCTGCCGTCGTGGCGGGTTGATTGAAGCGGATGTCCTTTCCACCGCGCGCATAGGCGATCAGCCCGGGCTCGAACTGCTCGACGCGGTTGCCGTCGGCGTCGACCACCGACGGGGCAATGCCCTGATCGGCTTCGTCGGCGCCAAGCACGATGCCGACGACGCAGGCTTCCGTCTTCTTTCGGACAAGCTCGGCCTGCGTCCAGTCATCGAGATCGCGTAAGCTGCGCATCACCGGCGTGCCCCACGGGACGCCGCGCACCTGCGTGCGCTGCTTCTCGTAGAGATGCAGCACCTCGCTCGCCGGGATGGCGAGACTCTCCAAACGGCGGCGCATGGTAACGATAGCGTCGCCCGGGTGCTGGGCATGGAGCCAATAGGCGCGGCGTCGGCCAAGGGGATCGAACTCGATGCCTTGCAGCAGCCGCCCGCCATCGGCGAGGTCGCCGTTGCGGGTGTTGTCCAGCAGATCGGCTTCGATGATCTGGACCTGGAGCGGAACGGAGAGACCATCGCTCAGACGTCGCGGGCGTCGGCGGATCAGCACCTCGCCAGCCTCGATCATTTCCCGCACCGCCAGGGTCTGCAGCCCGAAGATGTCGAGCTGTCCGTCGGCGTCGCAGGCGGTGGACCACTCGGTCCAGAGCCGGTCAACCGTCTCGTCGAGCCTGGCGTCACCCGTCGCAGCGCGCGGAATGATGCCGCTGCCGACGATGTTGTTGACCAGCACCGAGACAGCCTTCGCTGCGTGCGGATTGTTGCGGGTGAGATCGCGCATGCGGTCCCGCAACAGACCGCTGGCGGCGGCGATCTCGGCATCAGCCGATGTTCCTGCCGCCTTCCATCCGTCCGTGCGCCGTCCCTTGGCCGCGCCGTCATAGCCACGGGTTTTGGTAGCAAGCGCCTCGAAGCTGCGCCGCGCGAGCGCCCGCCTCACGCCCGCCTCACGCCCGCCTCGGGCGCAGCCCACGCCACCATCCGGTCAAGGAAGGTGATCTGGCTCACCGGTCGCCTCGTCCGAACCCGGCATAGCCCGCGATGGGGCGTGATGCGCCGGAGGATGCCGTGATCTCGGTCTCGATGGTGCGGATCCGCTTCAAGAGGTCGTCCGCCGATCCGTATTCGACCGTCTTGCCGTCATAGCTGACCCGGAGCGTGCCGCTGGCGTAAGCGCGCTTCAGCGCATCGAGTTCGTCGGTCGTCCAGGCCATGATGGCTCCTCGCTTGCTCTCGGAGCGTTCGTCGCTCGAAAAGCTCCACCGGAGCTTTTCGTTCGCTCAGGCGAAGCGCTTCTCACCCTCAGAACCACTTCCCGCGCGGGCCGAGCCAGTCGCTCTGCCGCTTGGTCGATGGCGGGTTTGGACGGGCGAGACGCCCGGCTTCGATGTTCGATTGTGCGTCGTCGCTATCCGCAGGCTGGGGGCCGACCTGATCTTCGAGATCGCGCCACTTGTCCTCGGACCAGCGGTCGGCTCCGGCGATCCAGACGGCGGCGCGGGCATAGACCCGGCAGTCCAGCGCCTCGTTGCGTTCGCGAACCTTCTGCCATTCGAGCTTCTGGAAGCCGCGCTTGGTGGTGACGGTCACGATATGCTCGGCGACGAGCTGCCTCACCCATTCGGCGTCGACGCCTTGGGGCAAATGCACAAGTCCGGCCGGGCCCTGCGCTCCATCGGCCGCGTCCTCGTCGGTCGGCTTCGACAGCCGCAGAAACCGATAGGTCTCGGCCTTGAAGGTCGAAACCGCGATCGTCCAAAGCCGTGCGCCGCGGCGGATTCTCCGGCCGCCTTCGGTCGCATCGACGAAGGACGGGCCGGTGACCGGCGCTGCGCGATTGAAACCCTCGACGCCCTTGATGGGAATGACCTGCGCAAAGCCCTGCTGGCGCGCCCATGCGTAGACGGCGGGCGCTTCGAAACCCGTGTCGATCGCGACTTTCGACAGGCTCAGCCGAACGCCATGGGCGTGCGGCCAGGTCTGGCCGAGGAGATCCGACAAAGCGGCCCAAGCCTCGGCGCTGTCCGGGCCGCCTGGAATGACGATATGGTCGACGAGCCAGCTTGCGAGCCCGCGACCCCAGGCCCAGATCGAGACTTCGATACGATCCTTCTGGATGTCGGCGCCCGCCGTTAGAAACAGACCGCCGCTCGGCACCGTGCCGATGCGCCAGGGCTCGCGCCGCTCATAGAGCCGCTGCCAGTCCGGCGCTTCGCCGGTCTCGATCCATGTCTCGCCCAGAACGCCGTTCTTGAAGCTGCGCTTCGCCTCGTCGCTGGTCTGCGCGGCTTCCCACATCCGGGCGATATCGGCCCATGAGAGCCAGCCCACCGGCGAATAAAGCCCGGAGAGGTGGTAGCCGACCGTTCCCGCGTGCACGCCATCGCGCGTCGGGCGCCATTCGCCGGACATCATCAGAGAGGTCTTGTGATGCTCCTCGATCTGGCCGTCGCAAGACTCGCAGACATAGTGCGCCGTGTGCGGTTGCCCCTTCTCCCAGCGCAGGCGCTCGAAGCGAAGCCACTGGCGATGATCGCAATGCGGGCACGCCACGAAGTAACGCCGCTGGTCGCTGGCCTCGAACTCGCGCTCGATCCGCGACACGCCATGGATCGTCGGCGTCGAGGTGAGAAAGACCTTCGAGCGCCAGGAGAAGGTGCGCGTGCGAGCCTCGGCCAAGGCGACAGGATCGCCTTCCTCGTCAGCGGACGGCGGATAAGCGTCGACCTCGTCCAGAAACAGGTAGCGCGCCGCCATGGAGCGCAGGCCGACCGCGCTGTTGGCGCCGGTGATCACCAGAAGCCCCGCCGGGAATTCCTTCGACAGAACCGTGTTGCCGGCGTCTCGCGAGCGCTGCGGCTTGACGCGCTCGCGCAGCACCGGGCTTTCCGCGATCAGCGGATCGATGCGCTGGCGCGAAAAGCGCTTGGCCAGTTCCACCGTCGGCTGGACCGCGAGCATGGGCCCCGGCGCATGGTGGATGACATAGCCGATCCAGTTGTTCCCGGCCTCGGTCGCGCCGACCTGCGCCGCCTTCATGAAGACGATGCGGCGCGCGGCGTTGCCGGGCGACAGCGCATCCATGATGGCGCGCATGTAGGGCGTGCGATCGGTGCGATACCGCCCGGGCTCGGCCGATGCTCTCGGGCTCAGGAACCGGTGCCGATCCGCCCATTCCGCGACGGTGAGCGCGGGGTCGGGGGTCAGCCCATCGCGCCAGGCCTGGACGAGCGCATCGACGCCTTCGAAGGCGAACAAATCATCGGAAATCTGTGGCGACCTCGGCGAGATCGGCGAGGTGCGCTCGGACATGGGTCTCCAGAACCTTCTGCATCGCGTGCGCTTCGAGGCCGAGCTCCGCCGCCATCAATGCCGCGATCCGTGCCGGCCAGTTCGCCCAGGCATCCCGCTCCTCGCGCGCCAGTCGAAAGACGAGAGCGGTCGCCCGCGCGCGGTCGATGACCTCGCCCTTCATGCGCTGCAGGCGCAGACGCCGTTCCTGAGCCTTCAGCACCTCGTTGGCGGTCTTGGCCTGAAGGAACGTCGTTCCGCCGCCGGCCGGTGACGGCGCGATCCCGCTCTCGCGCAGCGTGTCGCCGACAGCGGACAAGGCCGCATCGGGGACGGGCTTCAGCTTGGCTTCGCCGCCATCCCGGCGTTGCTTCGACGGGTCGGTCAGCGACGTGCGGCGCGCATCGCTGGCCCGCGCATCGATCGAACCATCGGCATGCAGGACGAGCCGTCCCGACGTCTTCGCCTTCTGGATCGCGCCCCGCGACAATCCGACATGGGACGCGTACTGGCGCTCGCTCATGCCCTGCATGTCCGCTCCGAAAAACATAATGTTTTGATGCACTTATTGCCTTGATAAGCGCGTCGGACAGAGCCTGTATGGGGTCACGAACCAAGGAGAATTCTGATGACCCGCGCGACCCAAAACGCCAAGGCCCTCGACGCCTTCATCGCCCGCAAGGTCGAGATCGACGCCATGCTGGCGCGGCTTGCCGCACTGAGTGACGAGCATTTCGATGTTCATCCCGACGAGGTGCATTGGGGCCATGTCGGAACGCTCGCCCACTACGCTGAACTCCTGAAGCGCATCACCGACAGCGCCTTCCGCGAAGGCGAACACGCCGAATGATCCGGACGGCCTCCGCGCCAGCCCCGCGATTGCGGGGCTTGACCTCGTAGAAGCGCCGCGATGGTCGCGTCGCTCTCGAACCGGAGGTTCCGATGCCCCAGCTTTCCGACACCCAAGCCATCATCCTGAGCGCTGCTGCGCAGCGTCCCGAACGCATCGCCCTGCCGCTGCCCGAAAGCCTGCGGGGCGGCGCGGCCGCCAAGGTCGTCAGCACGATGATCGCGAAGGGGCTGCTGCAGGAAGTCGAATTCAACGCACGACGTGGCGAACCGGTCTGGCGCGAAACCGGCGACGGCCACGGCACGACGCTGGTCGCCACCGACGCTGGCCTTGCCGCCATCGGCATCGAGCCGGATGAAGCCGAAGCCGCGCCCGCGAGCGCGACAGAAGCGCCGCCGGAGAATCCCACACCGGACTCTGCTCCCGAGCGCACATCTTCTGCGCCCACGCCACGCGCCGGGACCAAGCAGGCCGCCCTGATCGCCATGCTCCGCGCGCCCGAGGGCGCAACCATCGAGGAGATCACCGCCGCCACCGGCTGGCAGGCCCACACGGTGCGCGGGGCCATCGCCGGTGCGCTCAAGAAGAAGCTCGGGCTCGATGTGACATCAGAGAAGGTCGAGGGACGCGGGCGGGTTTACCGGGTCGCCTGACGGCCAAAATCCTCGACGCGCATCGATAAGGGGGCAATACTCGCACCGAAGTCGATGCGCGTCAGGAGGCCCGCCATGAACATCACTGAGGACATCAGCCCGCTGACCGAGTTCAAACGGGAGTCGGCGCGCATGATCGCGCGCATCAAGGAAACCGGGCGGCCGCAGATCCTGACCGTGAATGGCAAGCCATCCGTGGTCGTGATGGACGCCGCTGATTGGCAGAACATGCAGGACCAGCTCGACTACGCCGAGACCGTGGCCGGGATCCACAAGGGTCTGACGCAGGCCCGCGCTGGTGAGGGCATCGAAGCCGGTCGTTACTTCGACTGGCTCGCCCAGTCAAAATGACCGCGCCATTGCCAGTGATCATCGCGGAATCATCGTCGTCAAGAGGTATGCATCATACCTCTTGACAAGCCTTGTCGCTGGCCTGCAAGATGGATGCATCATCCCTCTTGAAAGGCACGCATGATGGACTCGATCACGGTTCGATTGGATCGCTATCTGGCATCCCGTCTCGACGAATTCTTGACAAAGAACCCCAGTCTCTCGGCTGCGTCCGTTGCCGTTCGTGCGTTGGATGATTTTCTGCCGAAGGCTCCCAAGGTCGTATCGACCAAACCCTCTAAGCCGGGTGGCGGGCAGGATGAGTTCACCGGCCGCGATGGCAACGAGTTTGGCACCTCAGCTGGCCGGGCACTTGCGAGCAAAATCGGCGACCTCGTCAGCCCTGTGGCAACAGAACTCAAGCTACCTGACGGTCGGCGAGCTACGCTGCGCACGGCGAAGGGACGCAACACCCAATGGGGATGCCTTAACACCCTTCTTGAGCGGATCGATGTCGTTCTCTGTGCTTTCACTCCGGACGGAACGAACTTCGAAGTCTGGGAAATTGACGCCAAGGTTTGGGCTCGCGAGGCCCGAAACGCATCTCGCGGTCATAAGCTGCACAACAAGCTGACGTTGCTTGGCAAATCGGGTGTTGAGAAGTTCGGAAAGCCCTTCGGCAGCTACTCGATATAGTTGCTCCGCATCCGGATCGCTTCGAACAGCCGTCGCAGGGCGAATGACCGGGCGATGCTCACCACGGTGAAGATCGCGCCGATGGTCAGGTTCTCCGCCAGCGTTGTGTGCAGCCCGAACAAGGGGAAGACGAGCAGCTGGGTGAGCACCGCGACGCCATAACCGACCACAACATTGGTGATGGCTTCGACCAGCGACATCGTGCGCGACTGCTTCATGCCACCGCCTCATCCGTCGGCCAGCAATTCAGCCGCGAGAGTTCTGAGCGCATGCGCCGCAACCAGTGGCACCACGCCGTTGCCACAGAGGCGAAGCCGGTCCACCCGGTGGGCCAGCCCATCAGCGCCTCGACGAACAGCGGGTTCAAGGTCCGGCGCATGTCGGAGGTATCGCGTCCAGCCGTCGGCGTCGTCAGGACCTGGCGGCCAAGCAGCCCGTTCACTGGCGTGTTGGCCAGACTGGTTGCCCCGTCCTTGTGATCGCGCGCGGTCGGCGTCATCCACATCCCCGCCGCATGGGTCAGGTCGGCCGTCCGGCGGTTGCCCGCGCTCGGCTTGCAGCCATCGTTCGCCATCGGCGTCGGCCAGTCCCGCGCCATGCGGTCCAGGCCCTTCTAGTCCTTCCGCTCTCCACCCCGGCTGCGGAAACTGTCGGTCTGCGGCGTCGGCCAGAGTGCCGCCGTCGTCGCGAGATTCATCCCGTGCTGACCGGCTTCCTGCGAAGGCGTCGGCTTCATCTGACGGTTCTCGTTGGCGCTGGCGCGAGGGGTCGGCCAGAGCCGCAGCAGTTCCGTCCGGTTCCCGCCACTCGACCGGGTCCCGGAGCAAGCGCGCGGGGTCGGCCAGTTCGTCTCCTTCGCGGATGGCGAGGATGAACAGCCGCTCGCGCTTGTGGGGCGCGCCGACTTCCGCCGCCGTGAAGAGGCCTGCCGCAAGGCGGTAGCCCATCCCGACCAGTCCTGCGGCGACTTCGGGGAAGCCGAGGCGGAGATGATGGGCGACATTCTCAAGAAAGACGAAGGGCGGCTCGACCTCGCCGATGATGCGGGCGACATGCGGCCAGAGGTGGCGCGGATCGTCCGCGCCCCGGCGCTTGCCCGCGACGGAGAATGGCTGGCACGGATAGCCCGCAGAGATGATGTCCACCGCGCCGCGCCATGGTTTGCCGTCGAAGCTGGCAACGTCGTCCCAGACAGGCGCGCGATCCAGGGACGCGTCTTCCATCCGCGCCACGATAATGGCTGCGGCGAAGGTTTCCCGTTCGACATAGCCCACAGCACGATATCCGGGCAGTGCGATGGTGAGCCCGAGGTCGATGCCACCGGCACCGGAACAGAGGGACAGGCCGAAAAGGCACGCGTCTCCGGCTCCGGAATCGTGTCCGGAGGGATGTAGAGCCAAGTCATCCATTTCACGCGGCGGATTTGCGCTTTCGCGCAGGTTCAGGATCGGCGTCGGTGTCGGATATATCGGGCGGACTGCCAGCTCCTTCGCCCAGCCGTTCGGTTCTCACCTGCGCAAAGGTCCGTCCGTCGCCGTCGAGGATTGCCTCGCGCCCGGTGTCAGCCTGCCAGCGTTCGATGGCGACATCGACATAGGCCGGGCTGATCTCCATCGCGAAGACACGGCGGCCATTGGCTTCGCCCGCCATGATCTGCGATCCCGAACCGGAAAACGGCTCGTAGCAAAGTCCTCCGCGCGCCACATGCTGGCGCATGGGTATTCCGAATGCATCGAGCGGTTTCGGCGTCGGATGATCCGGCCGGTCGTCTTTGGCGAAACTCGGCAGCGGCCATGTCGAGGGCAGCGTTTCCTCGGCCACCTTCGGCGGGCGCTTGCCCTTGATCCAGCCCATGAAGCAGGGCTCGTGCTTCCAGAGGTAGTGCGATCGGGTCAGAACCCCGCGGTCCTTCACCCAGATGATCTGCTGATGGACGAACGCGCCTGCCTTCTCCCAGCAGGCTTCCAGCATCGCCTGGCGACGCGAGGCGTGCCAGCAATACCAGGCGGCGTCTTCCGTGATCGCCTCGGCGACAGCCGCCGCGATGAAGCCGTCGTAAAGCTCGGCCCCCTGTGAGCTGTCGTCCCAAGTGGTGCCGTAGGATGCCGACCAGTCCTTGTTGCGGGTCGGATGGTTCGAGCCGTCGTAGTCGACGAGATAAGGCGGGTCGGTAGCGAACAGGATGGCCCGCTCGCCATTCATCAGGCGGCGGACATCGGCGGCGTTGGTGCTGTCGCCGCAGAGCAGCCGGTGATCGCCTAGAATCCAAAGGTCCCCGAGCTTGGATGCCGGATTGCGCGGCGGTTCCGGGATCACGACGGGGGCGACGCCCGCGCCGTCGGACGCCTCGGCATCCGGTTCGAGCGCGAGCAGCCGGTCGAGCTCTCCATCGGAGAAACCGATCAGCGACAGGTCGAATTCATCAACGACGAGTTCCTGCAGTTCGGCGGAAAGCAGCGCTTCGTCCCAGGCCCCGAGTTCGGTCAGCTTGTTGTCGGCGATGCGGTAGGCGCGACGCTGCGCTTCGGTCAGATGATCGAGCACGATGACCGGCGCTTCGGTGAGGCCAAGCTGCGCAGCCGCCATGATCCGACCATGGCCAGCAATGACTTCGCCATCGCTCGACACCAACACCGGGACCGTCCAGCCGAACTCCGCCATGCTGGCAGCGATTTTGGCGACCTGGTCCGAGCCATGGGTCTTGGCGTTGCGCGCATAGGGGCGCAGGCGGTCGAGCGGCCAGGTCTCGATCGCTTCGGGGGCGAAGCTGAGGGTCATGATGTCCGGTGGTGGCTGGAGCGCGATGAGGAAAAGTGGGCGCCGGTTTTCCGTGCATCACGCGACAAACGAAAAAATCTGGTTCGTGTCGCCCTCGATTGGCCGCTGGATGCCGGATGCCGAGCCGGACTCTGCGAAGGGTCCAGGCATGGCAGGCGGCCACGAGACAAAAAAGCTTGTATTCGTCGGGACTTCGGAGCGGCCATGAAAGGCGCTGGACTCCGGGTGGCTTCCCAAAAAATCCGGCCTGCCGCTAGCGACGTTTTGCGCCGCGCCCTCCCGCATACGATAATGGCCGGGAAGGAACCAAGCTCGTCAGGCAGGTAGGAATGGCGACGATCATTGCGCGCGCCTCTCCCGAGGATAGCCCGAAATCTACCCTGAACCGGCTATTCTGTCCGTGCGAAAACTGTCCGGCGGACACTTTGCTCGCCGCTACTCACCGCTGCGCCGCGCCAGCCAGTTCGATCACCTTGCGCTTCGAGTAGCTGCGGCTGAGCCGCCGCCCGTTAAGCCGGAAAGCGATGACACACAGCGCGTAGAGCCAGTGCTGGTGGGCAGCAGAACGCTGCAACCCAACCGTCCAGCAGATCGTCTTCCAGCGCTCGCCGTAGGCACGCATCCAAATGATCTTGCCCTCGACCGGATCCAGCCCGACGGTCCAGCTCAGCGTCTCCTCCATCCTGCTGATGGCAGCAGGCGAGGGCAGCACCCGCATCGGCTTCGGCTCCTGTTCGACCTTGTCGGCAAAGCCATGGATGATCTCGGGCCATGTGCTGAAGTATCCCTGCCGTCGCGGTTCGGGCAGGCGCTTGAGCACGAAGGCCGCTTCTGCGAGACGTTCCTCGACGAGGCTTGGCGTCCAGTTGGTCATCGGCGCGCCTCCTTGGATTGATTGCGATCGCCATAGAGCTTCTCGCCGAGTTGCCGGATCAGTTCACGTTCGGGCCAGGTCAGACGGGCGTCGTCGATCGACACCGCAAGGACGCGCTGCTCGCGCCAGCCATCGCGCTTGACGTCTTCAGGGCTGTGGCGTTGGCCGCCATATCCTCGTGGTGACCACTTCACAGCACACCTCCCCGGGTCTCCATCGCCCAGAGCAGGATGGCGATCGCGTCGGCCTCGTTGTCGTCGGCAGGCCGGAAGCCCCGCGCAGTGACGGCAGCGAGCACCGCGTCCTTACCGGCGTTGCCCTTGCCGGTGGCAAAGCGCTTGATGGTGCCGACCGGAACGCCCTGATAGGCGACCTGTCCGCGCTCGCACCACGCGGTCAGCGTGGCGAGGAAGCCGCCGTAGAGATGGGCGGCATCCGTGCCGACATGACGGCGGACTTCCTCGAAGTAGATTGTGGCCAGAGCGTCGTTGCTGTGGACGAGCGTATCGAGCCAGCGCTGGAAGCGCAGATAGCGCATGCCGCCGCCATCGTAGCGGCTTGGCCGGAATGAGACCGTGCCGCTCTGGACGATTCCGCCGATATGGCTTGCCCAGCCGGTGGTGGTGCCAAGGTCGAGCGCCAGGATGGCGGAACCTCGTGTCGATGAGGCCAGAGCTGCCGGAAAGGGTGCGGGCTCGGGAACGGGTGACGCAATCATGCTCATGGGGACGGATCCTTCGTTGGGTGTGTCGTTCGGAGGAGTGTCGGCACGCCGCGCGCGCGAAGCCCCAGGGGTGGGGTTGGGAGACCCCGCTCGGCGAGCGGTCTCCCCCACCCCTGAAAGGGGTGGCTTTCAGCCCCTAAACTTGTGGGCCATGACAAGGCATTGGCGAGGTTGAGGAATTTCCAGTTTCGGGAGTTTCGGCCAGCGCTCGCCTCCCAATCTGATTGCAGCGCAGCCGATCTGGCTCGCGCGCAATTCCGAAGGGGCAGTTTGGGCATCGCGCCCAATCTGGTCTCGACGGGTTGGAGCAAAGTTCGGCGCGGGGATGACGGAGCAGTTTCGGAACCGCACCCCATCTGGTTCAATCTGGCCGGAGCGCAGACCTGCGAAATGAGTGACGCGAGCGCGATCATGACGGTTCGCCCTCCGGATAGACCCAGACATGCGGGTTCTCGACCTCGAGCAACGCGCCGGTCTGGGGCGATTTGTAATGGGTCGGCAGGACCGCGATGGTGGCCTGCGAGACCTCGCCGGTTTCGGGATCGACCGCTTCGCCGTCCGTCGGGATGGCCATCGCTTCGACGCACAGAAACCCGAAACGGGACCGGGACGGGCCAAAGCCGTAGGGCGCGCCGTCGCGGACGAATTTCACGAAGCCCTTGGTGGTGAGAACATTCAGGCGGTCCCGGATCGTGTCCTTGCCGCCAAGCCCGCCGCGGTTCTCGAACGCCTCCGCGAACTGGTTGATCGTGTAGAGTCGACCGGCCAGCGCTTCGTCGAGCAATATGCCGAGAATGACATCGTGCTTGCGCACACGCTCCGCATCGAGACGCTCGCCCTGCGACTTGCGCACCAGCCGCTCGCCCGAACGGTCGACTTCGACCCAGCGTCCGTCGGTCTTGTCGATGATCTTCGGCTCGATGCCCGGGCCGTTGCGCAGCTCAAAATGCAGCATCCGCTCCGAACGTTCTTCGTCGGGCCGGTACATGATGATGCCGGAGGTGTAGAAGCTGCGCAGGCTTCCAGCGCCCGAGAGCGCCATGAACGGATCCTCGGCCAGCTGCTTTTTGGTGATTTTGCGGGTGTGGTGGCAGAGGATTAGACCGGCGTCCGGCGCCACCGAATCCCTGAACACCTCGACACGTTCCTGCAGGAAGAACAGCATCGCCGTGTTGTCGTTCTCGCCGCCGCCATCCGGGCCACCATCGAAGAGGTTGCGGATCGGATCGACGCAGAGGATGTCGGGCGCGCCGTGGCCGTAATGCGCCCGGGCGGCGGCAACGGCGCGCGAAACACCGCCCGCATCGAGCAGCATTCTGACCTTCGGCGTCGCGACCAGATTGTCGCGGGCGGCGGAGAGCAGAGCCGGGTCGAGCCGGATGCCCTGAAGCCGCTCGCGCAGATAGTGGTACTGGATCTCGGCCTGCAGATAGAAGATCCGCAAGGGGCGGCACGGCGCGAAGCCGAGGAATGGGATGCCGGCCGCCATATGCAACAGCAGGCTGATCAGGAAATCGCTCTTGCCGACCTTGGGCGCGCCGCCGAGAACCAGCATTCCACCTGGCGTGAGCACGCGCGGGCCGATGATGTCGTCTGGCATCGGGCTCCTATCGTCGAGGAGCGTTCCGAGCGTGAAGGTCGGCAGTGGCAACATCGGCGAAACCGCCAGACGTTCGAGCGGCGGCCCGTGCCTTTCTTCGTGCAGCCGCCACAGGCGCTGCGCCTCTGATGCCAGCCGCTCCAGCGGCCAGCTCGGGCGCAGCATCGCGGCGTTGTACTGGCAGATCGCCTCCCAGGCCTCGTCGCGGCCCATGCGCCCCTCATGGGCCAGCCGGATGAAATGGCCGATGGCGGCGCTCGCACCCTGAAACCGGGTCCATGCATCCTCGCTGCCCTCCCGAACCGGCGTCGTCAGAACATCGGCGATCGACGGCTTCGATGCGGCTGGTCCCGGTTCCGATCCGACACCGACGAGAGGTGGCATGGCGTTGACCCGTTCCGCGAAATCGCGCAGGTCCACCTCGACCTGCGGGTTGTGGCGACGGATGGTGACGAGCCGCTTGAAGCCGCCCTTGTGATAGATGGATCCCGCCAGACGGATCGGTTGGTGCGCCGAACGAAAATGAGTGTCGCCACCAACCTTGATCGCGATGTCGCCGCGCAACCGGCACAGCAGCGTGATGTCGTCGGCTTCGGCAGGTTCGGTCAGGCGCCACCAGACATGCAGCTTGTCGAGACCGTCCGGCGTGCGGCCTCCGCTTTCGACGATCAGGGTCGGCTCGCCCAGATGCCGGATCAGGTGATCGAGTTTGGAAGCGATGTCGCCGGCGTCGAGATCGACGAGCACCGTTTGCATCTGGCGCACGTCGGCGGACTTGGCCTTGCCGCTCTCGGCCACCGTTCCCGGCACCACATAGAAGGCAGCACCTTCGCGCGCCGCCCAACCTGCGAAAGCGATCGCCTTCTTGAGCAGGTTTGCGTCGGCTTCGATCCAGGCATTGTGCGGGCGACCGCCGCCGTGCCCCGCACGGCTCTCTTCAGGGTTTACTTGCCCCTGACCCTTGTCGATAAAACCCCGCAACGGCACCCAGCCGTCGCAATAGCCGAAGACGACATCGAGAAAGATGGCGATCTGCTCAGCGTCCGGCTCGACGTCGAACGCATCGACCTGCGGCGTCGCGTCGTTGAAGTCACGCCACGCATCGAGGGAAACGACGTTGTGATCGCTCATGCCGGCAAGCCCCAACAGCGCTGGCCCCAGGGGCACATCCGGCATTCATGGAAGTCGCGCGTGGTCGCGATCCGGGCCAGCAATTCGCCGGCGTCCGTCGCCTGGAGGATCCGGACGGCGCGATCACTCATCCGCTGGGCAAGACCGGCATCGAAGGCCACGAGTTCGTGGTGCAGTTCGGCCGTGTCCTTGTTGATGGCGGTGAACAGCGCCGGATTGGAGCAAATGCCGGGGACGCTTCCTTCCATGTAGGCCTGGTAGAGGGCGATCTGCGCCGCATAGACCGGCTTGGCGATGACGACGCCTTTGGCGACGGTCTCCCGCCAGTTCCTGGCGTTCATGGTCTTGCATTCCCAGAGCGCGGGAACGGCAAGGCCCAGCAGGCCGGGGGCTGCCGCGATAATCCCGTCGACATGACCGCGAACACGGCCACCGGCGATCGAGAAGCCGAACTGTTCCCCGTCCGCGCGATTGCCCTTGCGGGTGTAGAGATCGAAGCCCGCACCACGGAGCCAGCGGATGGCCAAATCTTCGAGTGCGTGGCCGATCTCGAAGATCCGCAGCGTCTGGCCGTCGAAGTCGGAGCCGTCGTCCTTCGGCGCGTCGGCGAATTCGAACTGCAACGCCCGCTCGCAAGGCTGCCCGAGCCGCGATCCACCCAGATAGGTCCGGGGCGGCGTCACGGCGCGCGCGGCATCGAGGCTGTCGTCGATCAGCCCGTTGATGCGTTCGGCGATCAGGGAGCGGTGATTGAAGTCGAGCATCAGAATGGGATCTCCGCATCCCCGCGCGTTTCGTCAGAGCCTTGGGCGATGGCGCGCATGGCATCCTGAAATCCGCCGACGGCGACTTCGATCAGGGTTCGAACTTGAGCTTCGGAAAGCTCGGCGAGCCGCGTCTCCCAGCCGATTTCCTCCATGATCTCGGCAATCGGCTTCATGCTCGCGCGGATGGCCGCCTTTTCCTGTTCGGTGAGGTCAACCATGGCCCAGCGCTCCCGTGCCAAGCGCGTCCAGAAGCCTTGGCAGGCGATCGAGCAGAACCAGACCGAGGGGCGCGGCTGCCTCGATCGCACCGGGTCGAACCAGCCAAAGCCACGGGTCGGACAGCGGCAAACGGCGCAGAGCGTCCCACGCGGATGCCAGAGGCGCAGACGATCCGACGATGTCATGTTCATTTGGGCGCTCCATCATGCAGCCCTCCCGATCAGGTCGGCGGGAGCGGCGTCCGCCGCGCCGAAGACGAGCGAGCGGATGGCATCGCGGTTGAAGCGGAACGCCAGGAGCGCCGATGCCTGGTAGCGCGTGAGCCCGAAATCCTGCCGGTACTCGGGCGGCAGGAACGAGAGCTGCTTGTCGGTCGGCGGCTGGTTCAGCCACCGCCTTGTCTTGTGCGCGCTCTCGTCGCTCTCATGCTCGTTCAGCCAGTCATCGGCTGCAGCGAGACAGACCGTGCGTTCGCCGGCCGCCAGCAGATGGGGCCGCTGTTTCTGGACGCCACCGATGCCGTACCAGCGGCCATTGAGAAAGAAGACCCCGCCCCAGGCGTTGAAGCCGCTGGCGATGAGCGCGGCGTCGTCGCCGAAAAGATCGCACCACCGGAAACTCGACCGCTTCAGGAGGTCGATCTCCGACATCACGAATTCGCCGAGCGGTGTGGCCTCGCCGG